CAGCAGTAAATCTGTTTGCCTATCCTGATGCGGACCGTTCTTCCCCTTATGATATTCAGGGGTAAGCCAAACTTTAAAGCCGTATCTTTCACTGATTTTTCGTAACGGACCAAAGAAACAATGATGCTCCTCAAGTTGCACATTTTGCGCTCCAGATAGGTAACAATATTTTTCTTTCTGTATGATACTCTTAGCCATCTTTATTACCCCATTCCTCAAGCATAAGCGCCCTATCAGCGTCACTAATAAGTGTTATACCCAATTCCCTCGCTTCACTTATTACTCCGTCCAAAAGCCTTGTAAACTCCTGCGTATCGTATGCACTGCTGCCGAAGAAACATTGTAGTTGTATCCCGGTTTGACCATTGACAGTTACCTCGCCCAGCTCACGCACCGTCCGCCACTCGGCCTTTACCCTGTCAACCACATTAGGCTTTACAACTACGTGAGTAAATACTCCGTAACGGCTTAACATTTCAAGATATAATTCATCTTTAGATGTTTTTAGCTTTACTGCCATTTCGTTAAGCAAAACCCACAACGCAGCATTTGCGTTCAGGCTTCTATCCTTACGCTTCTGCTTGACCTCTACAACATACTGCTTTTCAGGATCGATTTTATTGATTTCTTCTTCCTCTGATAAAGGGACAGGTACTACTAAATTTATGTATCCCATCCCTTTTAACGTCTGTAAACCTTTAACTGTTAGCTTCATTTTGCGCCCACTTACTTTGCGTTAATCTTCATCTTCGGCATTTTCGCCATATTCTTTTTTTAATTCCTCGAAATATTGATTTTTAAATTTTTCCAGCTGGCGCTTTGCCTCGTACGTTTCCGAGTTCGCCCTGTCGATATCATGTTTTTTTGTAGCCACTTCCTGCACCAATTTTCGATATTCGCTTAATGTAATTGTTACAGTGACTTCATTTTCAGCGATATAATTATCAGTACTGTCATGATAACTTTCAACTTTTTTCCCATATACTTGTTCCATTTTTAATTCCTCTTTTCAAAATTTATTTAACTGATGAATCCCTAAACCTTCCAACTTCATTTTGCTACTGCCTTTTGACAGTTCATACAAAGAGGCCTGCCAAATTTCTGCACGCTGTAATCGTGAACTCTTTGACTGATTTCAACTGTACATTCTTGACACATCAAAAATTGTGGTCCAGTATTTTCGTCAGGAAACGCAGGCTGTGTTTGTTCTATTGGCGTAGGTGATGTTGCTTTATGTTCCGCTACAGGCGCATCAACTTTTTTACCCAGCTCAAACCGTACAACACCCTTACTGTCCACGATTTTTAGCTTCACAAACTCACTTTTAGTCCGATCGTACTCTATGTCTTTCACAAAAAACTTTGCAGTGATTTTCCCATTGGTAGACAAATCCTGCTTCGATAGCTTCACCCATATAAACGGAGCATCGTATAGCTCACGTCCAATGCCCCAGTTAAACCCGGCACGTTTAAAACTATCACTTGCCAGTCCCTTGGCGGCTTCTGTGTTGCTCTCAGTGCCAGTATCCTCTTTTTCGATCCACTGCTTTTTATCATCATCCCACACCGAGATGATACAATTTGCGTTATTCCGTCCGTGATGCCGCTGCCAATTCATCGGTCCGAACGTCTCGTCAAGAATGCGCATATCGACCCTAGCGTCCTTATACAACAACAACGAACACCCGCTGTTATCTTTTTTTACCGTGGCGACCCGACATTCAACTTCATCTGCAGTAAGAAGTCTTATTTCTTTCATTGCCTATACCCCCTTTGCACCGTTCTGCACGTCTAAGCAATTTAACAGCCTGCTTTGCGGTTACTTTAGGCTCACCGTATGCCTGCTGAAGCGCACGAAAGGCCGCTAACTTTTCTTTCTCATTCATTTCTACGTCCTCCTAAAACTCTCTAAAAGTTTGACCGCCGCATCTACAGCGTGTATCCTCTATTGGCACTCTACATCCACAATGTACACATACAACGACCGGATACGGAGATGAACGGACCGGAAATTTAACTGGTTCTGAAAACGTCTTTTTTATTATTTCAACCGCTCTATCAAGGCGATAAATCTTTTCTTGCAGTGATTTATCCATTCTCCAACGCCCTCCTATGCGAAACCGTTATATGTTGCATCCTGGATGCCTGCAGGCACTTCCACGAACAGTAATATTTGTACTTACTACTTTTGGGTTTAAACCGCTTGTAGGCGTATTCACTAAAATTTGCCCCAACCGGCAAACAAAATTCCTTACCACAATGATCACAAGTCTTAGTTGGAACTATATTATTAAAAGTAACCGACTTATTATTCCCAAGTCCTTTACGCATTTACAAATCACCTTCGTTCTGTTAAAATGAAGGTGGACGCTAAACTTCGTAAAATTTACAGTCCACCCTGAGCTATCGAAGCTGCAACTTCGGTAGCTTTTTTCTTTTGCCTATTCATCTCAATACCCCTACTGTCACTACAGCAGCCATAATAGCTACGTATGTTCCAATAAATATTGCAGTAGTTGCTACGGTAAAATCTCTGATCATAAGCCTAGCCCCCTAGCAACACCTTCTATATAAGCAATACGAGCTATTGCAGCGATTGTTGCAAGCGTTACGATGGTTACACCGGAATATGTTTTTGCAATCTCCCACGCACTATATAAACCGATAACACACATCTCCGCAGATTGGTTCGCTGTTTCAATAAACTTTTTCATACTACACTCTCCTTTTTATAAACTCGTTCGTTAAAATAAGTTTTAGGGACTTTCCCGGCAGGTGGTAAAATATAACCTTGGCTTTTGAGCATATCCCTTGCTTCTCTTATTTTTTTGTATGCATAGCTTTTCTTACAACAAAGTATTCTCATTACATCTTCAACGGTGTAAACATCCATCTTTAAGCTCCTTTCTGTTTACGCTGCTGTTTTATCCATGTTTGCCTTAAGTCCGAGTAATGTCAGCAACTCGTGGATTTTCAATCTACCCTTCTGCGTCCATTTAGTATTCATTACAACCTTGATACTGCCGTCAGAACGTGTTACATCAATCGTTTCAGACTTCGTATAACCTTTTTGCATGTGATTGCTGTACAGCACCCATTGCCCGCCAACCTTGCGAATTAAACCTTGTTCATTGAGAATTTTGTTCAGTGCCTTTGCACTTAAACCATAATCAGCCGCAATCTGCGTTATGGTGACTGTATCTTCACTAGAAAGAATGGTATCAACGTATTCCTTAATAGGCTTGAATTCTGCGATCACCTGACGCTGCACGGTGTTTTCTAACTTCAATGTGTCAATTTGTTTATTGGCGATAACTAACGCTCTTGCCATTACCTTTTCAGGACTGTTCCAGTCGCGCTCAACTTCAAGGAAGTAGTGCCTTGCTTGTTTACCTTTTTCATTGCGGGTCAGCATACATAACTCTTTCGCCATATCCAGTTTCATAATATGGTCAGCTATCTCTCGCCGAACCTCTCTTTTCCCTTCGATTTGAACTTGCTCTTTTTTGAGTAAGTTGAAATCCTGCCCATCTTCAAAGCCGTATTGCAACATACGTTGAATCCAATCATTATATTTTGTGTCTACTCCCAAAAACATATGCAGTTCTCTACCGCTGATTGTTTGTTCCTGATTTTCGTTTACTTGAATTTCAATTAAGTTGTTCATGTTTATTACTCCTTTCGCATTAGCACGTGTGGTATAATCACCTTAAAAGGAGGTGATTATTATGACTAAACATGAGATTGTGAAGGACATACTTGTAGCTGCTATTCAAAAAGGTGTTTTTGACAGCGTAACGCCTGTAGACACCCATGACGGCAACATGGATTTAGTTGAGCCTAAAATTCAGTCTATTGCCGCAGCTTTCAAAACAATATATGCAGCTGTAGATAACAAAGAACCCAACATAACAGTCTTGCCATTCGATTAAAGTTCTATTCCCTCTCAAAGGAAAGAGTGCAGTTACAGCTGTACTCTTTCCTCATTTTGTCCGCAAACTTAATTATCATTGCCATTTCTTCGTTGGTATAATTTTTTCGTTCTAACATTACTACTGTTAATTCTTTTCTTCCTAATAGCCAGTTAATAAATCTGTTCATAATTGCACCCCTTTGCATTTGATTAAGTTAATATGCTGTGATATAATTCAGTTGAGGTTCTTTTTATTCGTCAGCGTTACCGCGCTGGCGATTTCTTTTTTTGTAAGCAAATCCTGATTGTTATAAACCCATACTTCAATATCTGATATGCCCTGCTTCACTTCGCTTATGTTTTCTAAAATACTGGCGAAGTCTTTTTCTTCGTTTAGGCTTACTCTTTCATCTGCGGCTATACTTAATATTGTTGCCAGCTTAGTGTTTAATGCACTTACCGATGAGAATAGCAAGCAGGCTGTTTGCGCTAATGAAACTTTTCTGAACTGCGGTTGCCTGCATGATTTCCCAACAGGGCAGGTTGTCAGGCAATACCACCGCAATACAGAGTGTTTAAGCGTCCCCAGCGTTTCGGCAATCCTCAACAACATTTGCGGGTGTGCCGCTTCCGGTACGTTTATGACACGTGCGACAGTTGATCTATGCATAGCAGCCTGTTCTGCAACGCTTTCCTGCGTCATATGGCACTCTTGAAGTAGCTCTTTTAGCACATTTACTCACCCTTTCTTGTGTTAAAATAAACTCATAAAGTAAATTGAGTTTGTTTCTACTTTTCCCAAACATTTTTAACCAGTTCACTGCCTAGCTCCTTTTGGTTAGATTGCTTTTTGTTTCTTTTCGTTACTGGATTGAGTAAAAAAAATAGTCCAGTCAAAATCAAGCAATTTTGCTATTTTTTGTGCAACATCAGGAGATGGACGACGAACTCCATTTTCAATGTGGGTATAATGCACTCTTGATACCCCTGATTGTTCTGCTACTTGTGATTGCGTTAGATTTTTAGATCTTCTTTTTTTTATTAAAATTTTTCCTATTTTCATATGTATCCCCCCCTTCCCTTGCGTGTCTTTATGTTACATCTTTATTATACGTTTCTTTATGATACTTGTCAAGCAGTTTTGTAACTTTTTGATACGCAATGTTTTTTGTTTCGAAAAGTAACGTATAATATTAATAAAGGATGTGAATTTATGGAAACATTAGGAAGTAGATTACGCTACCTACGCACAAAAAATAAAGAAACTCAACAAGATGTAGCGGACAAACTCTGTATTAATCGCGTTACATATACCCAGTACGAGATTGACAAACGAACCCCACCATCAGAAATGTTAAAACTTTTGTCAAAGCATTTTAATGTTTCAGTAGATTATATTTTAGGGCAAAGTATAGAAAATGATTCTCAATCGCCACCTAAAGACCTTGCAAAATTTCTCGAAAACACCGAAGTTATGTTCGATGGCGAAGTACACCAATTAGACGAGGAAGATAAACAGAAGCTTAAAAGTGCTCTTGAATTTGTATTTTGGCAAGCTAAAGAAAAAAACAAACGGAAAAAGAAGTGATACTACGCCGTGCTTAACATTCCCTTACGGGTAAAAAACCTTGTAAATAAATTCGATACGGCAAACCCTTATAAGCTTGCCAAACTCTTAAATATTGATGTATACGAGTATGATTTGCCTATTGATATAAGAGGTTTTATTGTCCGTCCATTACGCAGGAAATGCATTTTACTAAACAAATCATTGAGTGAAACAGAAAAGATCGTTGTATTGTGCCATGAAATAGCACACGCTCGCCTACATTCGGGCTATGGTTACTACATGAGTACAAACAGACCTTACTATAAATCCTGTAAGCGTGAAGCAGAAGCAAACGAATTCGCCCTGCACCTTTTATCGCACTGTCACGATATTGATACCACTGTAATAGAGCCAATGATAAAGCAAAAAATGCCTGACCCGCACTTAGTACATAGGCTATTAAATGAAATTATCTTATAAAGGAGGTGTTTATGATGGATATTATTGTGTTTTTTTCTTTACCAGTTATACTAGGCTGGTTTATATTTGGGCTGATAAGTCCTACTAAGGCGGCACCGTTTTTAAAAACACCTAATAGGCTTAAAATTTTAGGAATATTTTTGGCAGCAACTTTTGTTATTAGTTTATTTATAGGAAAAGATGTTGAAAAGAAAGGAAACAATCAATCGGTTGCAACAACAACTATGACAGAGCAAGACAAAGCAAAAGAAAAACAAGTGGCAAACCGAGCTGTTATTGATGCGTTAGGGCATTTTTATCGGAAGATAGATGAAGTTGAAAAAACAGAATGGTTTACACCCTACGAAGGTAACACTCCTGCCGAAACCAAGATTTATTGGTACGTTGGACTAAATCAAAAAAATGATATAAATCAACGCTTTAAAGTAGTCCATTTTTCCGATAATATTGGTTGGGTGTTTTGGGATAAACTTATATTCTCAACCAATGAAAAAAATTGGACGTATGACATTAACACCTTTGCTGGACAATCAGGCGGCGGAAAATCTACGCAAATAGTATTCGGCGGGAAATATGAATTTTTTGATACATCGTTTAAAAATGTTATTGAAGGTGTTCGACTTTTGGTTAACGGCGGGAATCCAATTCTTAGATTAAAAGGGGAAGAACACTTTTACGATATCAAATTATCCCAAGAAGATATC